AGACTGCCATTCGTTATTCTAGCAACAAGAGCGTTTTGCGTTATTGTTGCAATAGTCGTTGCTGTCGTGTTGAAGCAAAAATCCCCACCCGACGTTATCCGGGCGCGTTCGGTGCCTCCAATAGACCAATAATGGTATGATGGGGCCGAGTATCCAAGAGCCCCGGTGTTTGTACTAAGCAATCCATTAGCAGTATCGTGGGAAAACTCAACATACTGGCCTACAACATTCGCTCCAACGCGGGCAGCCCCGTTTACCGCCAATCTGACAGCAGGGTTTGTAATCCCAATCCCCAGATTCCCCGACGCATCTAGCGTCATGGCTTGGGTGAAGGAGGCTATATTGCTGCCTGTGCCGTTCCATGAGGGGGCGTTAAACCAGCGGTGCTCGCCGTTGTTGTTCCCATATGCAATTGCGTAGCCCGCTGCTTTGTAAAGGGTGTTTGTCCCGTTATAAAACGAGTTCCAATAGAGATAGCCCTCGCGGGTAGCACCAGCAGAGCTAAACGCCAAATTGCCGACATTACCCCCCAATTCAATCGCAACCTGACCACTTGCCCACGCACTCGGCGCCACCCCTAGACCGAGGTTGCCGGAGGGGTTGAGGCGCATGGCCGGAGGCGAATAGCCGATGCCGAAGCTAACTCCAGTACCAGAGGCCGTTCTAATTACAGTGTCGTATGCCCCTGCCCCGCTTATAATGCCTGTGCCATCCGCGTTTTCTACCCCGATTAGCGCTGTGCCGCCTGTGTTGGTAATGCGCTGAACAGTCGCAGTAGTTGTATTCCTGTTTAGATGCAAAAGGTCAGAAGGCGAACTCGTCCCAATCCCAACGTCCCCCGCAGCAGTCACCACAAACGGTGTGCTGTCAGGATTAGCAGAGTCCTCAACCAGAATCGCATTGCCTGCGCCTGTCTGCGTGATGCGCAGTGCATCAGTCGCGCTGTTAGCGCTAATGATCGCCGTTGCGTTGATCGCAATGTCGCGCGGCACAACGTAGGTATCACCCGACTGTGCGGCTTGGATTTGCGGGATTGCTGTATTCAGCAAAAGGACTTCATAAGCGGCCATTTAGCACCTCAGATCGGGTAGTATTCGGTTCCGTTGCTCGTCAGCACACTGCTGGCAACTGTGTAGTCTGTTCCGCTGCTGTTCCTAACAGGCAAGCCAATCGTGTACTCCGTTCCGTTAGACGAGTCCACAATGAACGGTGCGCCTGGAACCGGAACGTATCCACCCAACGTTCTAACGTTAGGCAGCTTGATGTTAAGTCCGAGCAACATTACAGCAGTCCGACAATATTGCTGGCAGTCGTGTTCGTTGACCAGACTCTACGCGCCATCACCGGCAGAATGACACCGGCAGGCACGTTGTAGAAGATCACACTTCCACCACCAGTGTCGTTGATCCTGACGTTGCCAGATCCACCGATGTACAGCGCACGCACAGGCGCAGCCAGATCAGCGTCAGCAGGGGTGATCGCAATACAGTTGACCGCGCAACTGTCTGGAGTCGTGGAGAACGGAGCAGCCATGTTAGACCTCTACCCAAGAATTTGAACCTATCGAGGCAGTTTGCCACGATTCGCTGATCGCAACAAACGATTGCCCAGAACTGTTTAAGACGCTCGAAAGCACAACGTAACCTTGATTCGTCAGCACTGTGTACGAGACTTGATACTCGTCACCATCACTGTCAAGAACGAGGAAACCTACGTTTGTCGGATCAATCTGCCGCCAAGTGTCAGCGTTACCTCGAACCTCGTTCCAACCAACACCGGCACTGACTAGAGAACCAAACGGGGATTCCGAGAATGACGAGAAGCCAAACATTAGAACGCAACCTCAGTTGTCTCTAACCGGCAGACCCAGCGAACAGTTGCTGACACATCACCAACCACATTGATCGCCAACCCACCATTTGTTGTGTCAGCGGCCAACGATACCGACCAAGCCGATGCTCCAGCATCAGCATACGGACTTGATACGGTTGAACTTGTCAGCACCGTTGACGCAGCCCCAGAACCTCGTTTGATCTGACCGTCAAACGTCCATGACTTCGTGTCGCCGCCACCAGTGACATTAGCGATAACGGTTCCTCGGAAGTACACACCAGAGTTATCAGCCAAAATTAGTTGGTTGTTCGTGCTACCAGATAAAGCATTACTTCTCAGTCGAAGTGACGAGTTGTTAGTTGTCTGGCGACCAAGAATCAACAATCCGCTTTGCGATACGCCTAGCGCAGTGTCAATCGGATTGTCATGAGACGGGAATACTGCATAACCAATGATGCCTCTAGTTGTCCCGTAACTGCCGCCAACAATTGTAGACAGCCGCGAATTCGCTGCGTTATTAGCACCACCGACAATGACTGACCGCGAACCGCTTGCAGTATTACTGATTCCACCAGCAACAGTAGAATAAGTGTCAGATACGGTATTCAGAGTGCCACCAGAGATTACGCTTCCAATTCCACTTGCCGCATTCTGCTCGCCGCCACCAATCGTGGATGACTTGGCGCTTGCGTTGTTATTGTTGCCTCCGGCAACTGTCGCGTAGTAGTCAGTGGAACTTGATCCTGTAGCAGTGTTGCCAGAACCCCCACCGACAGTGGCGTACCCTCTTGACGCTGTGTTGTAACTTCCACCAGACACAACAGCGTTAACGCCTGACGTTGTGTTGTTGTTGCCGCCGCCAATAAACGTATAACCTGATGACGCTGTGTTTGTCCTGCCGCCAGCAACCGTTGCGTATTCTGCTGAATTGGTGTTTGAACGTCCGCCACCCGTGAAGGCATACGTTCCTGACGTTGTGTTCTCGTATCCGCAAATGGTGCCGGAATAGTCGCCAGACACAACGTTGTAGCGGCCACCTCCGATAAAGGCTCCGAGGTTGGATGTTGTGTTTTCCAGTCCACCAACAATGGCAGACGCAACACCGTTCGCTGCGTTCGAGGCACCACCCATCACCGCAGAACGCTGCTGTGTTGCGTAGTTGTATGCCCCACCACCGACAAAGGTCTGAAGCGCAGTTGATTTGTTAGCGTATCCACCAACCAGAACAGCATTCTCGCCGCTGGCAACTTCAACGGCATTCAGACGGATCATCTGGAAGTCAACTGCTCGCTGACCACGCTTGTTGCCGCCAGCAAGTGTCCCCGTCGGAATCTGCGCAACCACCGCACCGTTGCCCTTCGCAACCAGCGCAAGGTCACCATTCGTGCTGGCAACCGCAGACGTAAGACTGGCGACGTTTACCGTGTCATTAGGCGCAGTTGTGTTAAACGCGAACGCGAGCGGGACAGCATCCGACACTATCGCTTTCGCAGAGGGCAGAGTACAAAATACATCCGTGATGCCAGTGCTAAATCCAACTTTTGCGCCACCATCCGATGACGCCAGAACGGTATCACGAGTCAGGATGCCAGCAGAGTAAGTGCCGATACCGACTTCCCACTCCGAGATAGCAACGATCGTGTAATAGGTCGTGTTGCCATCACCAATCGTGCTGAATCCCTGGAAGCCTTGAACCGGGCCTAGCAATGTGATCGATCCCGTCCCGCTAGTGGACGTTGTTTCTTTTACTCTGTCTCTTAGTACGAGTGCCATTACCGGCTCGCTACTCTCATTGTCAACGGTGACGCGCTGAATTCGCTGTCATCGTCCGACTTGGTAAGACTATCTATTCCACGCTGATACAGGCTCGCCCAGGTTGCCAGCCGAGCATCGTTCATGAGGTACGGTTCCGCCTCACCCAACGTGGCATACAGCAGGCAATCCATACAGTTCACCGTCCAGACATTCGTTGTCTGCGTGTCCGACAGGAACGGTGGCGCAGAGTAATACAGCATGTACAGCGTGTAGTTGCTGTCAGGATACGGAGCGAACTTGAACTCGTTCGCCAGGATCGTGTACCGAGTCGGCTTGCCAGCGTATGTGTTGTAAGCGTTGCTGGTGAACAGCGCAGGCGTCAGGTAGGTGACAGGCTGGAGCGGATCTCCATCGATGTAGAGATCACGCATCTGTAGGAAGTCTGACGGCAGTTGAACCGTAGCGTCGCCAGAAGTGGTAGTCGTCGTGACGTTCTTCAGCATCTGACGGATGCGAAGTTCTCGACGTAAGCGAATCTCAGCCAGCCGAATGAAGTCGGGAATCTGGCTACTTAAGTCGCTTCTTGCGAGATAGTTTGCGACCGTTG